TCAACTACCCGTGATTTAATCTCACTAGTTGACACAACTGAATTTGCATATTTAATTACTTTAATGTCGCCTTGTAACTCTGTTGATGCTTTGCTACCAAACAATGGTTTAAATGTTACAGAATTTAAAATTACATTATCACTAATCATCTTGTAATCTTGCAATGTAGCATACGCAATTGACAATGCATCAATTGTTGGTGCGACTGGTTTAGTAATAGTAGATGTTGAATCTTTAATCCAGTTTCGATATTCTGTATAATATGAATTAGTTACTAGATACAGATCAATAATATTTGTAATTGCTGGATCAATTCTCTTGCTATTACTTGAATTATGTTTGTATTGGAAATATAAATCTTGTCGACCAGTGTTAATTATGTAATCTGTTGTTTCAGCAAGCGTGTATGTTGTACCAACAACTGTTAGCTCATAAAACTTTTTATCTGTATACACATAAAACACTTGGCCAGTTAGATATTCTGTTTTAATTAACTCAATAGCTGTTAGTGTTGCGTATAAGATATTAACGGTTCCAGATGCAATTGGTACATATCTTTCTAAGTTATCAAAGTCAATAGTTTTTTGTAAGAATGTAACTTTAGTTGTTGCATTAGTAGATGGTGCAACTATGTCTGTAAATATGTCTGGATTATCTGCAATGTTATCACTATCGCTATCAGCATAACTCACTAACACTTTAAAGTTGTCAACAAAGCCATCTGTCTCTGTTGTTTGCCCGATAATGTCTAATTTAATGTCACCGGTCAATGATGCATTGCTATCAGGTTTGCTATTAATTTTAACTATATTAACAAAGTCATTTACTGTTCGGCCAGTCTTAGGATCGTATATCGCATCGCTTGAATCAAATATAAATCTATTTTCTTGAACTGATGCAAAATAATAATTTAATGTTCTATATTTAACAGTGTATGTTGTACCGTCCGTAGTGAACTGCACTAACCAACTTGCATCTTGTTGTAGCCTATTTGTATCCTTAGCATAGTCTGTTGAAAATTCTGCATCTTTATTTAAATTATCAGATGATATAATATACCAGGTTGCTGTTGCGTTATCATAACCTAGTCCAAAGTTCCTATATAGTTCAACCTGATCAATCATTAATGTTTCTGTTGCTGAAGGAATATCTGTTACAAATTTTGGAATCACTTGTGTTGGTATTGCTCCGGTAGGTATAAAATCATTTAGCACTACTGGGCCACTGCCATCAGCTAAATTACCGTCACCAAAGTTTGTTCCATCTAATGTCAAACTAGTCACTGTTACCCAAAGAACTAACTTCTCATTGGCACCGGTTGGTGTTCCTGCTTTTAATCTGTTATTTGTGTCAAAGAAGTAGCCTGATGGTGGTTCTATTTTAACTAGTCCACCTTGCTCAATGTGTCCAGTATTGCCTGTACTAATTGGCCCAACTGTAACTGGATTGCCTGCCGCATTCTTAAAGTAGCCTGAGCTAGAATTAGTTGATGCTGTACTTTGTTGCCATAAAATGTCTGTTGACGTATAACTAGGTCTGTTAAATTTATCATTGTAGAAATGTATCATTGGTCTTGACGCAATAGTTGATTCTAATTGATTAGTTATAACTGATGCAATATCATTTGTATCAACAAATGTAAATGTAAAGTTAGGTGTAGCATAGTCTCTATAGAACATACCATCACTAGCAAAAGCATTAGTTGATGAATATTTGCCTGTAGGGTCTAATAAATCTAGCTGTCTATTAATACCAATACTTGATCGACCAAGTGCTTTAGATTTTAATATTGATGTAAATTGTGTGTATGGAAAGTTATTATAGTCTTCGCCATTAACCATTCTGTTCTGTGTATAGAATCTTGCTGGTGCACGTGTTTTAATATCATCAATTGAATCTCTTTGTTTAGCATTAGTTACAGGTTGCTGTAATCCTAACACAAAACTTGCTGTTTCATTCCGTCCATTACGACTAATATAAGGTATTGATATTGTAATATTCTGTAATTCATTTGGATTAATAATGTAATCTAAACCGTTTGACTGTCTTACATAAGTTCTATATGTGCCAACTGGGACCTTAGCAAATACACCATCACCAAATCGTAAATGAACTTGATCATTTATTCCAGCAGTTACTGAATATACAGTACGCTGTTGTCCGTTAGTCACTGGAGTAGCACCTACTCCGTATATACTTTCTACTTTGGTCCATTCTGTTAACGTGTTAGTGTTAGTAACTTCATATACCCATACGTCATTATTGTTAATGCCTTCAAGATTAATATCAACGGTTCTATTAGATATTCTTTCTGACAATGCAAAGTCTTGACTTATTAGTCCACCTTGTTTAAAGTAAAAGAAAAATCCTGTGTTTGCTGAACCGTAACCTAACTTGTCATTTCTATATAACATAGTCATTGGGCCATTTGGTTGAGGTGCTGGTTCATAAATGTAAGTTTTATTTGCTGACGTTGCTGACACAACCTCAAATGACATACCTGTGCCATCTACTGTTCCATCAAACGGAACTACAGGCAAAAAGCCTGATACAACATTTAATTCATATTCGTCTGTAGTTACACCTAATATATCTTGTGTATTTCCTGGCCGGCCTACTCTTTGACTGTCTGATACAATAGCATTTACTATTGATGTAAGTTGTTCGTACCAGTCTGGATTTGTTGAATCATTCCAATTTACTCTGATGCCTGACAGATTAAACCCATTAACGTCAGTAACTGATTCTGTTGTTGACACTCCTAATACTTTTAAGTATCCCTGACCTGCTTCGTTACGCTTTGGACTATAGCCAACTAGGTTTGCTAGTTTAACTACTGAGTCTCTACGTTCTGCTGTGTCAATAAAGTTTTCGCGAGCATTTAAATCATTTCTAAATGCAAGACCCTGGCCCATAAAGGCCATTAAATCTAACAGTGCAATAAATTCACTTGACTCTGTATAGTCATTAAATGTTTCTGGATAATACAGTCGAAGATAATCGACGAAACTTTTTCGTAGGGTTTCAAAATCGTAACTCTGCAGATCAGCTTCACGGAAAGTCTTATACAGTCTTTTCCAATCCTCTGCTCCAAATATTGCTGTTTGTCTTGTAGTTTTAGCCATAGTAATCTCGTTGTTATCTAATATTTATCACTTTAAATAACTGCGTATATTATTATACTATGGAGGCTGATTGAGTTTCTTGATTAAAGAAAAGGCTTAGTCTTTGTTTTTCTGTTGTAGGAAGTACTGTAACAAATAGTTCTACTAGTACCCCATTTTGTTGTGGATATACCTGTAGATCATCTACTTTAACTCTAGGATCTTGTTCAACTGTTCTACGCATTTCATGTTCTAAATCTTTCATTGTTGAATCAGTTTGTGGTTCAAAGATTAATCCCCATACATTAGTACCGTAACTAGGGTTACCTAACTTCTCACCTTGTTTAATCAAAAGGCTATTCAGCACATCACGTTTAACTAGTTCGTAATCAACTAGCCTAAACTTTTTGCTGTTATCAATTGTAGAAAATCCAAAGTATGTTGCCATGCTAGTATTTATTCACTTAATATTTCGGTTTAGGTATCTTATCATTATTAATTAACGCATTGCCTGCCGCATCTACACCAGACCTATCTGTTGTTCCTGAATATCCACCTGGACTGCCGAATCCACTTAGATCAGGCGTTATTTTTTCATCTACAAATTCTATAGCATATTGTGCATTTCTGGCTGTTTGTTTAATACCATTTGCTGTTGCTGTTGGAAGGTCAAGTCCTTTGGCCCATTTCACAGTGTTATTAACACCGTAAGTAACAGACGCATTTAATAATGCACCTAGATCTGTGGGACTTTCTGTACCTTTAACTACTCCACTTGCTCTAAGCTGGCTAATGTTAGTTGTGAATACATTCTGCACTGCATCTTCTTGCAGTGATGCATTATTTAGGAATGATGTTAAATCTGAAACACCGCCCTTGTTTGTCCACACTGTGGTACTAGATAATACTTTTTCAAGCTGTGTTTTAGTATTTCCGTAAATGTCAGTTGTTGTGCTTGACGGGTCTGTTAAGAAACGGTCACCTGTTCCAGGTGTTAGATATCCAGCTGACTCTAATTGTTCTGCAGATATTCCAAACTGTCCTATTCCTTTACCAACACTAAATTCATTAAATCGTTGAGCAGTATCTTTAGATAGTTGTCCCATAATACCAGTAACTTGATCAGTGTTTAGGGTTTCAACTTCAGTTGTTGCTCTGTTAATAGCCGTAAAGTCGTTAAGTGCAATACCGTTAGGTGTAAATGATGATACAGAAGTTAGTGCTGTCTGAGTTGCAACAGGTAATACCGTTTCTTTGACTCCTGCAAAGTTTACAGAATTAGAAACACCTAAGTTATGAAATGGCCACGGTTCGTGTGTAGGTACTCTAGTGTTAATAGTTTCTAATTTGTTA